GATAGTGATTTAATACAAAAATTGGATGACCCGTCAACCATTGATTATAAAACAACGTATATTAAAAGAAAAGGTAGTGAACCTGATGAGGAACAATTATCTATATTTGAGGCAGAACTTAAAAAGGAATTGGCGATGGATTCTAAATGTTATAATATAACACCTGAAGGTGAAATAGTTGAGAATGAGGACTGTTCAACTTTAATTGCCTTTGGTAATGTAATTAAAGATACTAATTTTTATACTGGTAGTTTCTTAGCTAAATTAGCTAAAATAGAGAATACCTTTAAAGAAAAGAGAGAGACTATAGAGAAACAATTATCAGAGGCCTTAGCTAAGAAGATAATATCATCCGATATTGGGTTAGGGTTTAATCCCACTATTAATAATGTTTTAGCGGTAATCTGTGCGAATGCAGAGGCCTTTTATCGGTTAATGGATGACACACATACTGCGGCTTGGGACGTTAGGGATAATACTTCGAGATTAGCGGCTATTATACCACCAGAAAAGTTATTCGGGGTTGACGGTAAAAATATGTTAGACCAAGTATCGGTTGAAGGACTATCGGATACTTTAAAAAATACTAAGATAGTTTATCCTTGGCCCCAATATTTTGAAGAGGAAGTTGATGAAAAGGGAGATTCTAAATATACCATAAAGTATCCTGGTCAACCACAAATCCTTGAATCAATTAGAGGTTGGGATTACTCCATATGGCCTGAAATACAATTTGTTGAGGAATATTTAACTGCCTCATTAGAAAGAGACAAACCTAAAATTAATATTAATTACGGAAATGAAAAACAGGTTTCTAAGTATTTGGGCGTGAATTCTGTTGAGTTCCCATTCGATAACTTACCGTATGTTAATGAAGAATATGTATCGTTTTTTTATGAGATATTTGAAAGGACCTATTTAAGTGCTAATTACAGTAAAGTAATTAGAAATAATAATTTTAGAAAAACATTATATAATGTATTAGCGGATTTTGAGTCTGTAAATATTAAGGAAGGTCTAAGCAGTAGTCCTGGATTGACGAAAATATTAAAAGAGTTTAAATTTAATGCTGCGACATTTAATACGTACCTTAAATCTATTTCAAATAATGGAGAAGGTAGTTACTACTCAAGGGAAGTTAGGGATATTTTTACTCAGAACTATATAAAGGGTTATATTGATATCGACTTTGGAATTTATAGTCTTGAAAGTATGTCTACTAGCTCCACAGAAATTCAATCGTCTGTCGATTCGGTAGCTCAATTAGAAGAGTATATTGTAGATACTTCATCAAATGATATGACACTAATGGATGTGTTCCCATTTAATAATTTAGGTTGGTTAAATAAAAACATGTCAAATGGTGAGTCAATCGGTAGTATAGAAAACGCAAATAGTACGACAAATATTATGAATTTTAATGTTTTGAAAAAAACAATTGCAACATTTAATGATGATACAGGAAAAAATGTTAGATATTTAAATAGACCTATTACATATTTTGATTATGAAAAAAATCTATTTAGTGCTCCAAATCAGAATACAAGTAATAATAGTAATAGCACACAATATAATACTAATGACCAAGTAAAAGATTATTTTAATAATCGTGAGAATAAAGATTTCTATCTTACAGAAAGTAAGTTAGATTACGGTACGGATTATAACGGAGCAACTAATAATTTAGTGTCATCACAAACAACGTCTTTATTAAATACGCCATATTTTATAAACGCATTAACAAATGGTGTGGACAATGAAACGTTTAGTGTTGAAAACCCATACGTTGGTTTAGGGTATATATATCTAAATTCATTACCTCTACCTACCCTAAGTGAAAAATATTTAACACGTACTGAAAACTACGGTGATACTAGTGAAGAGCTTCTCTCGAATCTATCATTAGGTACTTCATCGGGTAGTAACGACAAATGGGGTGATTACCTTTTTGCCGGTCTAGGAAAATTTGCGGCTATACATAAGACACCTTATCTTTGGTTATTAAAGTATGGTTCGATATGGCATAGATATAAGGAAGATATTAAAGGAAATGGTGATATATTAACAGGTATATGGGGGGACTTTAATTATGTCAATGCATATGACCCAATTAATGATGATATTAATAAAGTTTATTCTGTACAAAATTATACAGGAGGTACAGTTAATTATGTACCACAAAAAATAAATACTGTCGGAACTCAAGAAGAGTTTAAACTGATGAATGGATTTTATCCTAAAGTGATTAATGATACATATAAATTTTTCACAGGTAAATCAGTTTTCATTAATTATGATAATACTGAACTAAATGAAATGTTTAGTAACGGTAATTTTAAAATGGGTAAATCTCAAAAAAATATACTAAATAAAGGATACGACCCGGATAATACGGATAGAACCATGTTCTATGAGAGTTGGTTTCAATACTTTGATATTGATGGAAATACTAGTTTTGATGAGGAGTCTAATAAAAAATTATTAGTAATACCTTCTGCAGGATATTTAAAATTTGTGCAATCACAAAGAGAATGTCTAAATAATCAGGGGAAGTTATCTCAAAATATTGACATTAATAATGTGGCAATTCAAAATGGTAATGTTCGCCCATTGTGGGGGTCATCTAATTTTGGGTATTTTAATAACCAATGGGTAAAAAAACCTAAGACAAATGAATATATTAAAGTTATTGATACGAATACCGATAAACAAAATGCGTTTAATTTAATTAATAATAGTAGTGATAAGGATTATAAATCTATTGAAGAGATATTCGCGATTTTCTCAAAAGAAATGTTAGATGAGTTTGAAAGACATTTTTTAAATTTCTGTAAAGAAGAAAAAGACTGCACACAGATAGTTTTTAACCCGTCTAAGGTTAATGATAATGAATATTTAGGTACTTTTAATGTTGATTACGATTACAATATAGAGAGAGTGATGAAGACTTTATTGTTTGTTGATAAGCCAGAATTAACTAGTGACCCAATAAATGACGTTAAAAAAATCTCAGAAAAACAAATCGAAAGGTTTGTTAGATTAAATACGGAACAGTTAGGTCAACGAGACATAATACTCAAGATAGGTAACCCTGGTAGGTTTAATAGAAGAGTATTTGATTCGTTTTCGACTAACGAAACCATTAAACCTATTGACCCAATAAACTTTGATTTATATGTTGATAATTCAGTCCCCACCTCAACTAATGGGGTATTATTGTCGAGTAGTAAAGCAACATATCCGGAGGTATGGGAGGCATTATATTTGTATGTAGGCGAGTATGTTGAATCAGGAATGACGTACTCTGATAGTGGTTCATACGTTACAGATTTCTTTCCAACAATGGATATTAGATTTACAAAAGAAAATGTAAGGGATTTATCGCAAATTATAAAAGTTTTTGCAACACAAAAATTTAATAATAACGATTTAAATAGGGCACTCTTCCAACAGACTTTTGAACGTTTCTTATCGGAACAAGTTACATTTCAAAATAACATGTTAAATCAAATTTTTACGACATTAAATAAAACATTACCATCTGTTAAACAAAGTACTACTCAAGTAAGAATTTCAAAACTTGATGGAAATGTTAATAAGAATGAGTTATGGTCAACCTTTAAGACTTTTAATGATAGATGGATAGCTGGGCAAGATGTTAAAAATAAAACAATGTTTGAACAATTCTTATTTTTAGATAAAGCCAATAGACCAATCGGAGATGACGTTGTCATTGGTATTGAAGACTTACGATATTTTCTAAAGAATGCTAATTCAACTCAAAGTGTATTATCGCTTATGGGACATATATTAGAAAAGAATAATTTTATATTTATGCCTGTTCCATCATATTCTAATTTTTATGGTAGGAATGAAAGAGTTAAGGAGGGTATGCCTAATCCGGCTTTTAGTGATATCGCGAATAATACTTTTGGAACATTTTTAGAGGTAGATACTCACGGTTCAGAACCTAAATTTTTAGCTATATATGTCGGTAAGGTTTCTGAGACTATAAATACTTCTATTGAAAACGATAATTACTTATTTGGTGATGATTCTTTTGATATTACTCAACCCTCACTATCGGCAGTAAGAGCTTCTGAGGACGGTGTTACTAATTTTTCTAATCGAAATAAAGTGGTTGCTTTCAATGTAGACTTTGGTACACGAAACCAAAATATGTTTAAGTCTATAAATATTGATATGGCTCAAAGAAAAAATATCGCACCTACATTTCAAGTAAATCGTGATTTGGGTCAAATGGCTGACGGACAAAAAGTTGCTCAACAGACCGCAAATTTATATAACTTCTATAAAAATGCTAGTTATAATTGTAGTGTTGTTTCTATGGGTAATGTTATGATACAACCTACGATGTATTTTAATTTAAGATATGTTCCGATGTTTTATGGACCATATTTAATTACTAGTGTAACTCACGACATAACGACTAGAGATTTTACCACGACATTTGAAGGGGTTAGGACGACTAAATACTCATTACAAATGCCTGATGGATTAATCTCGAGTGTTAACAGAGATATTGTACAAAATTATTTATCAGAAATAAGGAGAATACCAGAACTTGATGGTTCAACAGGAGATACAGTTAATCGCTCAAATGCGATTAAAAATAGTTCTGCAACTACAAATAGTAAGAGACAGGGTCAAGAAAATAAATGTATTGCAGTTCAGAAATTAGATAAGCCATATGTGGCAATGAGTACAACTACATTAAATCAAACTAATTTTAAAAATGGTATTCAACAACTTAGTTTATCTGAGAATGTTAAAAAATATATCTTTGGTGTTGGATATGTTGAAACGGGAGTTGGTAAGAATGTGGTAGGTCTTAACTACAACTATTTTAACCTTAAAAATATGTCCCAAAATGAAAGGTGGACCATAGACTTTACAAACCAAACCTGTGTTAAAGATGGTAATTTTTTAATACCGTACTTATCATTTGAGGACTCAGGAAAATCAATTATATTTATGTCAAAAGTATGTTCAGAATATGAACAAATAATAAACGCCTTCTTAGAGAATACTACTATTAATGGTGACTTAGCTAAGAGTTTTACTTATATATGGTACTATACTTTAAGATTTACAACAAGAGATAGGGAATTAGGTGCTGGTAGTAATATAGATGACTCAATAATCGCTTCTGTTAATTTAGATTTAGAGAAGGATTCAATATCTAAAAAACTATTTAACAAGTCTTATGAGGTCTTCAAACGGAGTATTAATTCATGGGGATAAAAACAATTAATGGTTTAGATATTAATTAATTTAAGCAAAAGGGTAATTAACGTATATTTATTAATAAAAACAATATGAACATTAAAACATTATTAGACCAGTATTTGTCGAAAGACACTAGACTTACTGAGAAAGATGCCGGTGACGGATACAAAGAAGTTTGTGATTTGGATACAGGTGATTGTTATACTGTGAGAATGAGAGACGGACTTATAGAACGAGTTGATAATTCTATGAAATTAAATAGAACATTAAAGGTAGAGACTCCTCAAGGTGTTAAAACACTTTTAAACGGTTAAAAAAAATAACAAAATGTCAGTAGATAAGAAAATATTAGAGGAAATAAAAAAGTATAATACGATTAATAAGTATATTTCCGAACAAGAGACCCCATTAGATAGTGGTGAAGAACTCGAATTAGGGGGTGAAGAATTTGGTGACGAAGGTGTCGTAGACGATATAAACCAAACAGTTGATGTGGAATTAGACCCTGATGTTGAAGTTGTAGGTGAACCTGGTAGTACACCTGACGTATTAGAAGGTGGTACTGAAGAGTTAGATATAACTGACTTAGTTACGGCTCAAAACGATATGTCGGCTAAACAAGAGGAGTATATGGATAGTATGATAGATAGGTTAAATGACCTAACCACTAAATTAGGTGATATGGATACGATTATTAGTAAAATTAATAATTTAGAAAATAAGGTTGATAAGTACCGTCAAAAAACACCCGAAGAAAAACTACAACTAAGGAGTTTAGATAGTTATCCATATAATCAAAAGTTAAGTGATTTTTTCATGGACAAAGAGGAGGATATGGAAAAATCAGGAAAAAATGAGTATGTTCTCACATCTGATGAAGTTGAAAATTTTACTGATAGAGACGTTAAGACATCATTTGACGCTCCTTTTGAGGATGAAGACTAATTAGTGATTTAGAATAGTATTAAAATATATAATAATTAAGAGACCACTAAATATGGTCTCTTTTTTATTTGACTTAATGAGTTTCTTTGTTATATTTTATTTGAGTAAACAGATAATAATTTAAAAAAACGAGTAAAACAAAAAACAAAGAACTATGGCAAAAAATGCATTAGACGCGGTTCTTTCTCAATATGAGAAAAACACCGCAAACACAAACACAGGAAGTCAGTCTATGTCACAAGAAGATAGACTAAAACGTTACTTTACAACGTATTTACCTAAGGGTACTAAATCAGGACAAAAAATTGTTCGAATCCTACCAACACCAGACGGTTCATCACCATTCAAAGAAGTATGGTATCATGAAATTCAGATTGATGGTAAATGGACAAAACTTTATGACCCGGGTAAAAATGATGGAGAACGTTCACCACTTACTGAGGTTTACGAAGAGTTAATGTTAGCTGGTAAAGATTCGGATAAAGAATTAGCAAGACAATATCGTCCACGTAAATTTTATATCGTGAAATTAATTGATAGAGACAATGAAGACCATGGACCAAAATTTTGGAGATTTAAGGATAACTACAAACAAGAAGGTATCTTAGATAAAATTATTCCAATTTGGAAGGCTAAGGGTGATGTAACGGATGCTAGTGAAGGACGTGATTTAATTATCGAACTATCAAAAGCAAAAACACCTAAAGGTATTGAGTATACTGTTGTACAAACAGTTATGTATGATGACCCAGGTACTATTCACGAAGATGCGTCACAAATGAAAGAGTGGATGGAGAATGATTTAACATGGAATGATGTTTACGCACAAAAACCTATTGAGTATTTAGACGCTATTGCAAGAGGTGAAACTCCAGTATGGAACTCAGACTTGAAGAAGTTTGTTTATGGGGACGATTCTTCACAGACAACTTTAGGGGGGTCAAAAGATTCAGGTAAGTCAGAAGATTTGACTGATGGGCAATCAGAACAGAAAGAGGATACTAACCTACCGTTCTAAAGAAAAACTAATTAATTAATTGATGGTAACGACATTCGTGTCGTTACCATTATTATTCTTAAAAAATATGGCAATAAAGAAAAAAGATTTTAGCAGTATTAAAAAGAAGTTTTCAACTTCAGCAAAATACAAGACTCAAAGATTCCTTGATTTAGGAGGGGATTTTTTAGATGCCGTTGGTGTTCCAGGACCAGCAATTGGTCATTTAAATATGTTTTTGGGACATTCAGATACGGGTAAGACAACGGCATTAGTTAAAGCCGCTGCCGACGCACAGAAAAGGGGTATTTTACCTGTTTTCATAATTACAGAACAAAAGTGGTCTTTTGAGCATGCTCAATTAATGGGATTCGACTGTGAAGAAGTGGTCGATGAAGAAACGGGTGAGTTAGAATGGGATGGATTTTTCATTTTTAATAATACTTTTAATTATATTGAACAAATTACTGATTACATTAATGAGTTATTGGATGCGCAATTAAAAGGTGAGTTAGATTATGATTTATTATTTTTATGGGATTCTGTTGGTTCAGTACCTTGTAAAATGACCTTTGATGGTAAGGGTGGTAAACAACATAACGCAGGTACCTTAGCCGATAAGATAGGTATGGGTATCAACCAAAGAATATCTGGCTCACGTAAGGTAGATTCTAAATATGAAAATACTTTAGTTGTTGTTAATCAACCGTGGGTTGAGTTACCTGATAATTCATTTGGACAACCAAAAATTAAGGCTAAAGGTGGTGAGTCAATTTGGTTAAACTCCTCTTTAGTGTTTTTATTTGGTAACCAAAAAAATGCTGGAACAACTAAAATTGCTGCGGTCAAAGATAAAAGAAAAGTTAGATTTGCTTCCAGAACTAAAATATCGGTAATGAAAAATCATATTAATGGTTTAGGTTATGAAGATGGAAAAATTATTATAACTCCTCACGGATTCTTAGCGGGCAAAGACCCCGCGGAAGAGAAAAAATCCATTGAGAAATATAAGGGAGAACAATCCGAATATTGGAAAAATGTCATTGGAACTGACGGTGAATTCAAATTGGTAGAGGAAAAAAAAGTATAACCATTTAACGCCTTAAGTGTGATTAAAACATTATTAGTAGACGGAAATAATTTATTTAAAATAGGTTTTCATGGAGTAAAAGATTTTTACCATGAAGGAAAACATATTGGAGGTATTTATCACTTCATCAATACAATAAAAAGATTTATTAACGAGTACAATTACGACAAGGTAATTGTATTTTGGGATGGTGAGGATAATTCGGCACAACGAAGGGTTATTTCGCCAGACTATAAAGCTAATCGTACTCAGATATTAAACGAAGCTAAGAAAGAATCGTTTGAATGGCAAGTACAACGGATTAAGGAGTATCTTGAAGAGGTATTTATACGTCAGGTATCTGTAAAAAATACAGAGAGTGATGATTTAATTGCCTATTACTGTCAAATCTCTGAGGACGAATATAAAACTATATTTTCATCAGATAAGGACCTTACACAACTTATATCCGATAAGGTGGAAGTATACCAACCCCACACAAAGAAAACTCTTAAGGACGGGGATATGGTACGTTTAAAGGATATATCTATTCCTCATCAGAACATAGTTACCTTTAAAATTATATCAGGTGATAAATCTGATAATATTGATGGTATTAGATATATGGGTGAAAAGACTTTTGTTAAACTATTTCCTGAGATAGTTGACAGTATAGTGACGATTGACGATATTATATTACATGCAGAGGAATTACATAAAGATGATAAGAATAATCGAGCATTACAAAATTTACTTTCAGGTAAAACTAAAAAAGGAATTTTTGGTGAAGAAGTTTTTATTATCAATAAAAAACTCGTAGATTTATCGGAACCATTATTAACTGATGAATCGAAAGAGACGATAAAAGAATATTATACAGAGAACCTCGACCCTGATGGTAGAGGTTATAAGAATTTAATGAGAATGATGATGAGTGATGGGATTTTTAAATATTTACCTAAACATGATAATGCATGGGTAGAGTTTTTAACCCCATTTATGAAACTGACTAGAAAAGAAAAAAGAAGATTTAAAACTAAAAAACGTTAATTATGAAAGAAAAAGTAGAAGCAACCAAATTGGAGTTCTTAATGACTCTTAATGATAATTTTGTTGTACAGAGGTACTTCAATGTTAAATATTATAATCCTAAATCAAGGGGAAGTATGGAATTGTATGAACTAATTAAAGATGTTGCGGAAAGTATTCAGCAAGATTTAAAGGAGAAGGCCTCTATATATATGGTCGAATATGCGGACCAGATTTTGATGAATCCTGACATCTTAAACACATCAAAGACTGATGATGATGAATATTTTAACTTATATATTAAGATAGGTAATGAGACAATTTGTCATAGAGCATGGGATGCTAAAATATACCCTCCGAAGACAAGATATACTGTGGATGTACGCCCACACCTAAAAAAGTTACTTAGAGACTTAACTGATATATTTTCAAGCGAAGATTTAATTTATGAATACCTAAACTATAAGCTAGTTTAACTATATTTATTTCTACAATAGAAGATTAAAAACAGAAACAATATGACAAAAGAGAAGAATTTTGGTTACCTCGGAAATACCTTTCAATTACAATTACTTAATAATATTATTATCTATAAAGATTTCGCAAGTTCTATTGTAGATGTTATTGAGGCAAAGTACTTTGACAATCAATATTTTAAGTTAATAATGCAGATGACTAAGGAGTATTATCATAAATATGAACACACACCTTCGTTTTCTACTCTTGAACAAATAACTAAATCTGAGGTATCATCACCTATGGCTCAAAAAATGGTCTTAGATATGATAAATCAAGTAAAAGAGACTCCTGAAGATGGATATATGTACGTTCAAGAAAAATCATTAAAGTTTTGTAAACAACAAGAATTACAAAAAGTAATGGGTAAAGCTCAAAAAATTATCGATAAAGGTGATTTTGAATCGTATGACCATCTTGAAGAAATGGTTAGAGGAGCATTACAAGTGGGTGAAGTAGACACAGGAACTGCGGACGTTTTCTTTAACTTAGATGAGGTTTTAGATGATGATTTCAGACATCCAATTCCAATGGGTATTTCAGGTATAGATAACCTACTAAAAGGTGGTTTAGCTAAGGGTGAGATTGGAGTTATTTTAGCTCCGACAGGTGTTGGTAAAACCACGGTATTAAGTAAAATTTGTAATAACGCATTTAATTTGGGATATAATGTTTTACAGGTATTTTTTGAAGATAATCCTAAAATTATACAGAGAAAGCATTTCACTATGTGGACAAAAATTGCTCCTGATGATTTAGCGACTAATAAATCCGATGTTTTAGAAAAAATTCGACAGATTAAGGAAAATGCGCCTAACAGATTAGTATTAAAGAAATTACCTTCAGATACTTTAACTATGAGTCAGATAAAGAACCAAGTTCGTAAAATGATTGCTGAGGGAAATAAAATTGACATGATTTGTATTGATTATATTGATTGTATTGTACCCGATAAGAATTTAGGTGATGAATGGAAGAGTGAAGGTTCTGTAATGAGAGGTTTTGAATCTATGTGTCATGAATTAGATATCGCAGGTTGGACGGCAACACAAGGAAACCGGTCATCTATATCTTCGGATGTCGTAACAACTGACCAAATGGGTGGTTCAATTAAAAAAGCACAAGTAGGTCACGTAATTATAACAATTGCTAAGTCTCTCCAACAGAAAGAAATGAATTTAGCTACTATCGCAATCACTAAATCAAGAATTGGTAAGGATGGAATTGTATTTGAAAACTGTAAGTTTGATAATGAAATGATAGAAATAGATACCGATTCAAGTGTCACATTCTTAGGTATGGAAGAACAGAAAGAAGAGAAAAATAAAGTAAGAATTAAAGAATTACTTCAAAAGAGAAAGCAAAGGGAAGACCTTTAATTTAAAAATTAAAAAATGATATGAGTGATATGAGTAATATGAATGATATAATTAATATCGTAAGTAAGGACCTACGGTATGTCATAAAAAGAAGTGGTGATAAAGTAGTCTTTAAATCGGAAAAGATTGAAACGGCCATTATAATGGCGATGAAAAGTATTGATATGGTTGATATTAATATGGCGGAAAAAATTGCTAGATTAACCACAAAAAGTCTTTTTAGAGGTAATAAAGAAAATGTTCCTAATGTCGATGAAATTCATGATATGGTGGAAAATAAATTAATGGATAATGGGTTAAATGTTGTCGCGAAAGAATATATTCTTTATCGAGCAAAAAATCGACCTAATATTTTTACAAAAAGAATTAATCTTAAACCTTATGAGTATCCTAATTTAAATGATTATGTTGACGCTATTAGGCATTCGTACTGGGTACATACAGAGTTTAACTATACATCAGATATTCAAGACTTCAAAGTACATTTAAGTGAAAAAGAGAAGTCGGCAGTTCAGAGAGCAATGTTAGCTATTTCACAAGTTGAAGTTGCTGTTAAATCCTTTTGGGGTGACATAGATAAGAGAATGCCAAAACCTGAAATTGGGAATGTTGGTGCGACTTTCGCGGAATCAGAAGTTAGACATGCAGACGCTTATTCACATCTACTTCAATTATTAGGGTTAAATGGTGAATTTGAAAAGTTATTAGAGGTACCACAAATTAGACGAAGAATTAGGTATTTAGATAAGGCGATTTTAACTTCTAAATCTGTGGACAATAAAGAATATTTTGAGTCTATAGTGTTATTTACGATGTTTGTTGAGAATGTTTCATTATTTTCCCAATTCTTAGTTATTATGTCATTTAACAAACATAGAAATAATTTAAAGGGTATTAGTAATGTGGTGGAAGCGACATCAAAAGAAGAGAACATACATGCAGAATTTGGTTTTGATTTAGTTAAGCTAATAAAAGAAGAAAATCCTGAGTGGTGGACACCTCAATTAGTTGAAGATTTAATTATCGCAACTAAAGAAGCCTATGAATCGGAAAAAGAACTGGTTGATTGGATTTTTGAAAAGGGTGATTTAGACTTCTTAACTAAAAGTCAAACGATGGAGTTCATTAAGAATCGTTTTAATCAGTCATTAATCTCTATTGGTGTTGAAGAAATTTTTGAGGTTAATGAACCATTATTAGAGACTACGGAATGGTTTGATGATGAAATACTAACAACCAAACATACCGACTTCTTTCATAAAAGAAGTATAAACTATAGTAAAAAGCAGAAGTCCGTTACATCTAACGACTTATTTTAAAAATATATAAAAACTAATATGAAAAATAGACAACCTTTTGATTGGATTAATGAAGAATCTATAACGTTTCTTCGCCGAGGGTATTTAAGTGAAGGTGAACTACCTTTAGAAAGAATAAGAACAATCGCGGAACATGCAGAGAAACTTTTAGGTATTGAAGGTTTTGCCGATAAATTTTATGGGTATATGGGTAAAGGATGGTATTCTTTATCATCGCCAGTATGGGCAAATTTTGGTAAAGTTAGAGGATTACCGGTTAGTTGTTTTGGGTCACACATAAGTGACAATATTGAATCAATATTGTACACACAAGCAGAGGTCGGTGAGATGAGTAAAATGGGTGGTGGAACCTCAGGATATTTCGGTAATATTAGAGGACGAGGAGCTGGTATTACAGACAATGGACATGCTCCTGGAGCGGTACACTTTATGAATCTATTCCAGAGTGTTGTTGACAATATATCTCAAGGAGCAACTCGTAGAGGTAGGTTTTCACCTTATTTACCTGTTGAACATCCAGACATTATGGAATTTCTTGAAATTGGTACTGAAGGATTCCCTATTCAAGACTTAACACATGCGGTTACTGTAACTGATAAGTTTATGGAAGAAATGATTGCGGGTGACGATGACAAAAGAAAAATATGGGCTAAAGTTATTCAAAGACGAGGTGAAATGGGTTATCCGTATGTTATGTTTACTGATACTATGAATAATAATTCACCTAATGTTTACCAAGATAAAGGTGCTAAGATTTATAATTCAAACCTATGTTCTGAAATTGCATTACATAATTCAGATGACGAATCATTTGTATGTGTATTATCTTCTATGAATGTTCTACATTATGACGAGTGGAAAGATACGGATGCGGTTCAAACAATGGTTTATTTCTTAGATGCGATTGTTACCGAATACTGTAGTAAATTAGAGGAACTAAGGAATAACGGTACGAGAGAAGGTAAATTAGCTTTCTTATATATGGAAAAGGCTTATAACTTTGCTAAAAGACAAAGAGCATTAGGTTTAGGAGTATTAGGGTGGCATTCATTATTACAATCTAAGAATTTACCGTTCGATACTAAAGAAAGTGCTAAATTAAATGTTGAGGTTTTTAAATGTATTAAAGAAAAATCATATCAAGCATCGGAGGAACTTGCCGTGTTATTCGGAGAACCTGAATATCTAAAAGGTTATGGTCGAAGAAATGTTACATTAAATGCCATAGCACCAACAACTTCATCAGCATTTATTTTAGGTCAAGTATCTCAATCTATTGAACCAATATGGTCAAACTATTATGTTAAAGATGTTGCGAAATCAAAGGTTACTATTAAAAATCCCGTTCTTAAACAATTATTAGTTGAATTAGGTAAAGACACTAAAGCGGTGTGGAATACCATTAAGAAGCATGATGGTTCAGTACAACACTTAGACTTTTTAAGTGATATACAAAGAGATGTTTTTAGAACATTTGCTGAGATTAACCAGTCGTCAATTATCAACCAAGCTGCGGTAAGACAAGATTATATTGACCAATCACAATCACTGAATTTGATGGTATCTCCTGGAATGCCGACTAAAGATGTAAATAAGTTACATATCGATGCATGGAAATTAGGGGTTAAAACCCTTTATTACCAACACTCTATGAATTCGGCACAAGCGTTTGCTAGAAAAAAACTTAACTTAAATGACCTACAATGTGTCGCGTGTGAGGGTTAAACAATAAAAAATTGATTAAAACATAAGAAAAGGTCAGATACGTCTGACCTTTTTCATTTTATATTTAGATAAAATAATCTGTGTTTATATTTATGTGATATGGCAGATAGTAAAACATACGGAGTATTTTTTCCTTTTAGGGATAGTTTACGAGGAAACTACTTAAGATTAACTCAATCTCCTGATGAAGAGATAAGGACGGACTTGTTACATTTAATATTAACAAGAAAAGGTAGTAGGTATTTTTTACCTGATTTTGGGACTCGTATATATGAATTTATATTCGAACCGATGGATGGACCTACCTTCGATGCTATTAAGGCAGATGTTAGACAAGCCGTGGATAAGTTTATTCCTAATCTACAAATCAATGATATCACGATAAAACCGTATCTTGAATCCGAACCATTACCTGGTGAAATAAATTATGATGAATTAGAAGGTGAAATCTATAGAGTTGCAGGACAAGGTACAGAAGAGTACACTGCAAAGTTAAGAATTGACTATTCTATCGCTAATGGTACGTTTTCATCTAAAGATTTTGTTATCATTAATATTTAATAGTATATGGCTAATCGTAAAATATCCTACACAGACAGAGATTTTCAGTCCTTAAGACAGGAACTGGTAAATTATACTCAGCAGTATTACCCTGATTTAATTGGTAATTTTAATGACGCATCGATTTATTCGGTGTTTATGGACTTAAATGCCGCTATAGGTGATAACTTACATTATCACATGGACCGTAGTATTCAAGAGACTGTATTACAATATGCACAACAAAAGTCGTCAATATATAATATAGCGAGAACATATGGATTAAAGATACCGGGAAACCGACCATCAATCGCTTTAGTTGACGTATCGATTACCGTTCCTGCCTTGGGTGACCAAGAAGATGAGAGATATTTAGGAACTATGAGAGCCGGCTCACAATTTATTGGTGCGGGTCAGGTTTTTGAAAATTCTAACGATATTGAATTTAGTTCACAGTATAATAGTGAGGGATATCCTAATCGTACTAAGATACCAAATTTTGATTCGAATAATAGACTTGTTAATTATACTATGACCAAACGAGAGGTGGTCGTTAATGGGTTAACTAAGACATTTAAGAAGGTTATTAATAATAATGATGTTAAACCTTTCTTCGAATTTTTCTTACCTGAAAAAAATGTTATAAGTATAACTTCAATAATACAAAAAGATGGTGTCAGCTATCAATCACCTCCAACATACGATGAATTTATTAATTCAAAAAGTAAGTGGTATGAAGTAGACGCACTAGCGGAGTCTAAAATATTTGTTGAAGACCCGACAAAACCTGCTGACCAACCAGGGATTAAAGTAGGTAAATATATTGAAACAGAAAATAGATTTGTTTCGGAATATACTCCTGAAGGTTATTGTAAGGTTAATTTTGGTGGTGGTACTACGACACCCGAAGAACAACTACAAGAATTTACAAAAACAGGTATTCCTTTAAGAATACAGGATTATCAAAATAATATAGGGTTAGGTTTAACCGTAAAGGCGAACACAACCTTATTTGTACAATATAGAATAGGTGGTGGTAAATCTTCGAATGTTGGAGTTGATGTTATAACCCAATTTGGTACTACATACTTTGATGTTAATGGGCCATCGAATATTATTAATCAAAATGTTATTGAAAGTTTAAGGTCTACTAATATTACTGCCGCGATTGGTGGTGGTGATTTACCTACAACTGAAGAAGTTAGAAATATGGTATCTTTTAATTTTTCATCACAAAAAAGAGCGGTCACCGTTAGTGATTATAACTCTTTAGTTAGAACAATGCCGAGTAGATACGGGGCACCTGCTAAGGCATCGATTACTGAAGAAGATAATAAGATTAAAATTGAAATTCTATCATACGATACTCAGGGTAAATTAACCGAATCCGTTTCAAATACATTAAAACAAAATATCGCAAATTATTTATCACATTATAGAATGATTAATGATTATATTTCAATAACTACTGCAAATGTTGTGGATTTAGAATTTGAACTTTCAGTGGTTATGGACTCCACACAAAATCAGGGTCAGATAATTACTAATATTATAAATTCAATCGATAGTTATTTTTCCCCACAAAAACAACAATTAGGTTCTAATGTTAATGTGTCTGATGTTAGAAGAATAGTTCAAGATATTCCTGGTGTGATATCCTTAGCTGACTTAAAAGTCTTCAATAAAGTTGGAGGAAGATACTCAAATTCTCAAACTTCTCAAAGATATTCAAATACAGATACTAAGCAAATTCAGTTAATTGACGATACTATTTTTGCTCAACCAAACCAAGTGTATCAAATCAGATTCCCTGATAATGACATTAAGGTAAGAGCTAAGTCGCTTAAAAATGTCGACTTCTCTTAATTCTATCCATATACTTTTAATAAAATCAAATTAAAATTAGGATAAATAACTATTTATCTTAAAAACTCATTATGCCAAAATCAATCAGAATTAGAACGGAGCCTGGTGTCGATAGAGATATCAACATTAATATTGACCAGGATTTCGATTTCTTGGAGATATTATCCTTAAAGTTAAGACAAGAGGACCTATATACTCAATTCTGTGCCGACTACGGAGTAGTTGTTGGTAGAGTAATATCTAACGGTGGATTAGGTATCCCAAACGCACATATTTCTATATTCATACCTATAGACGAGGTAGATGAAAATAATCCGATTATTTCTACATTATATCCTTATAAAAGTCCTACAACTAAAAATGAGGATGGGTATCGATATAATTTACTACCTTATACTAATGAATATTACGGACATACTGCAACAGGTACATTTCCAACAGTTAATGATGTTTTAACTCGTAAAGAAGTTTTACAGGTTTATGAAAAATACTACAAATACTCGGTAAGGACAAACGATTCAGGAGATTTTATGATTGTGGGAGTTCCTTTAGGTAGTCAAAAATTAGTAATGGACTTAGATTTATCTAATATGGGGGAGTTTTCATTAAGACCTTCAGATTTAGTAAGAATGGGTTTAGGGGTTGCGTCTCAATTTAACGGTCAATTATTTAAGTCTTCAGAAAACTTAAATTCATTACCACAAATAATCACGGAGGTTAAGGATATTGATGTTTCTTCTTTTTGGGGGCAAGACGAGTCTTGTGATGTAGGAATAACAAGAGCGGATTTTGATTTAAGGGACCAAGGAATTGATATAACTCCACATACTTCATTTATGGGTTCAATATTTTCGTCAAATGAAACTGACTATATTAAGGCTTCATGTCGACCTAAGAAAGATACGGGTAACTTATGTGATACTATTTCAGGTCCTGGACAAATTTTAGCTATTAGACATACCATTAAAGAAGATGTTAATGGCGACCCTGTCCTTGAGGAGTATAAAATGGAAGAAGGTGGTAATGTTATTGATAGTGATGGTGTATGGTTAGTCGATTTACCAATGAATTTAGAGTACATTACGACTAATGAGTTTGGTGAGAGAGTAACCTCATTTGACCCAACAATCGGTGTAGCTACAAAGGCAAAATATCGATTTAAAGTTAAATGGCAAAATGAAGCGGGACTTCAAGCTCCGATAATGAGAGCGAATTATTTAATCCCTAATATTAAAGAACATTGGGTAGGTACAAGTCCTTCTGATGAAGGTCAGTTAGGTGATTTAGATTTTAATAAATCTTATGCCTTTTCATTAGATTGGGATGACTATTACGATAAAGATGCCGCGATAAAGTGTGAAGATACATTTTATTTATTTGGTTATAATAAGGTATATACCACTGCGGCCCATATTGATAGATTCAAATTTGGAATGAATAGGGCTTCTCATTACGGTATAAAGGAAATACTTGATAAGTCTTGTATGAGTGAAACGAACAGATTTCCGATGAATGATGGTCAGAGAAACTTTGATTTTATATTTTTCCTATTTAATATCGTAATTGATATTGTCAGTCCGATGATAATTTCAATTATACCACTTATGCATGTGTTAGCTTTTATATATCCATTATTAAGGGTAATAGTTAATCTTCTTATTTGGCTTACTAATGTTATAATATTCAGGTTATGTCAAATTCTAGCGTTTATCAGTAATAAACTTAAGAAAAGTGAATGTCAAAAATCGACAATGGACCCGTTACCAGATAATAATCCTTTTATGAATCTAACATTACCTATGATGACATATCCGGATTGTGAGGCTTGCTCATGTACCAGTAGTCCATTACCTCCCGATGACAGTGTAACCATTCAAGAAGCTCAAGATGATATAGATACTCTTATTGCTAATGAAATCGTTTTAGCCGATTTTACTAATATAAGTTCGTATGTGGATGCTGACTGTGATACTCCTTCCGACTGCGATGAATGTTACGAACCGTATATTGGTAATGTATTTTCAGGATATGAACTAAATGACCTACTTCCATCTCCCTCTTCGACTACTCCACCATCTAACTGGATAAAGAGTCCATTCTCAGCAAATATTCCAGATACACTACGTAGTACTTATACGGTCACATTACCTCAATCATTAAATTTAATGAATCAGAGGTCAAGGTATTTCGATTCAGATATGCCTAATCGTATGCGAACTCAGATACTGAATAGTAATGCTGACTTTGGTGAATCTACGAATCCATCTCCTGGAACAAACCAATTCGAGGATATGCCCATGATAACAGTTATGGATTCTTCATATATATTAGAGCCAGGACAACTAGTGTCATTTGTCGACTCTAATTTAATTAACGACCCAAACTTAAATAATGATACATTACCCGTTAACGA